GGTGCTTTTGCACCAGCAAATCAAATACTAGGAATGTTAAAGTTCGTATAGGAGTTACAATGGGATACAGTAAAGAAACAGAAAGACAAAATAAAGCATTAGGTGATATAATCGCCGGAAGAGAAACAGAAAAAAGAGTGATGGTTGGCTATAAAGGTAAGGAAAAGGAAGATGGGGACATCATTCCAAATATGACAGAGTTAATGCAGGATGTTAGGATGCCTTGGTTTTGTCCTGATTGTAAAGTGTTAATGAAAAAAAGATTAGATGATAAGATTTGGAGATTGTTTGGGCATTGTTTTGATTGTCAAATAACAATGGAAAATAAACTTCGTATCGAAGGTAAATATGAAGAATGGGCTGAAGAAAAGGTTAAGCAAAATAAAATATCTTTTATTAAAGACCAAATGCAAGCTATCTCAGAATGGAGAGATTCAAGTGCTCCTGAATGGTATAATAATGTTGGAGTCAATACTCCTCAGTTGGAAAAAGAAAAATGGGATATTGATATGGTAAAGGTAAAAGAAGAAGCTACTGAGGCTTTAGAAAAATATGAAGAAGCTTTAAAACAACTGGAGAGTGAATAATGAAGATTTGGAAAATAATACTTGGATTTTTTGGAGTTGTTGGTGCGCTTTTTGCTGCTAAGTCAGTTAAAAGTAAAGAGGTTGAGCAATTAAAAGAAGTTATCAAAGAAAACAAAAAAGAAGAGAAAAAAGTTGAAAAAGAAATAAAGGTATTGGAAGAGAGTAAAGTATCTTCAAAAAAGGAGATAGGAAATCTCAAACGTAAATTAACTAATACAAAGAAAAAGACTCAAAAAATGGAAGAAGCTTATGACAATGATGAAGTTGAATCAGCTGAAGATTTTTTGAAGAAATTCGCTAAGAAATAGGGAGAAATAAAATGGCAAATATGCATGATTCACCGTCAGACTATTCTGATTTTCAAAAAAGAGGTATACCTGGAAAGTATTACGGTGCAACTATATTTTCAGGATCAGCCGCTGCTAATCCAGTAGCAAACTTTACAGGTTCAAATTACGGAGGAGCTGGCTTTATAGTGGGTACTGGTTCTGCTAATATAGAAACAGTACAAGGTGGAACAATAAAAGCTGAACAATTAATAACCGGAGAGCTTTATCCGATTTCAATAACTAAGATATCAGGTGGTGCTAGTGCTTATATATATGTTCTTAAAGGAAATGGTGCTTAGGTCTTGAAGTATTTAATACCACTCTTACTATTTAGTTCATTATCTGCTCAAACCATAACAAAGGATGGTAAGGAAGTAAAAACCTTTACATATCCTGAAGCCTTAGAAATGCTAAAAGCTCGTGATGCTCAATGGGAAGGTAAGATAGAGAAAGCTGATTCCTTAATAGCTTCACAGAAAGTAGTTATTAGTGATTGTGAAAACTTAGTATTGGAATTAGAAAAATCTGCTAATATGGATTCTGTAATATCTGTTGCTAAGAGTGCACAGATTCAATTATTAAAAGCTCGCAGTGAGGCTAATGAAAAATTAGTAGAAGCGATTGATCCAAATTGGTACGAAAATCAATATCTTTGGTTGGGCATAGGATTTATTTTAGGAAAGATATAATGAAACCAGGACAACTAAAAGAGGTAATAAAAAGCGAATATAAGAAATGCGCTAAAGACCCTATATACTTTTTAAAGAAGTATTGTGTTGTTCAGCACCCAATTAAAGGTAAAGTTCCTTTTCACCTTTGGCCGTTTCAAGAAGAATCACTTAGAACCTTTGAACAAAATAGATTTAATGTAATTCTTAAAGCTAGGCAGTTAGGTTTATCTACGTTGTCAGCCGGATACTCCCTTTGGATGATGACATTTCACCAAGATAAAAACATTTTGGTGATTGCAACAAAGCAAGATACTGCTAAGAACTTAGTTACTAAGGTTAGAGTGATGCACGCTAACTTACCGAGCTGGTTAAAACAAAAATGTACGGAAGATAACAAACTATCACTTAGATACAACAATGGTTCTCAAATAAAGGCCGTTTCAAGCGGCGAGGATAGTGGTCGTTCTGAGGCTTTGTCTCTTTTGATATTAGATGAGGCTGCTTTCATTGATAAGATTGAACCGATATGGGCTGCTGCTTCACAGACACTATCTACTGGTGGGCAATGTATTGCTCTATCCACGCCAAATGGTATTGGTAATTGGTTTCATAAGACTTGGGTTGGTGCAGAAGAGGGTGAGAATGATTGGAATTTTATTAAACTGCATTGGAACTTACATCCCGAAAGAAATGATGAGTGGAGAGCTGAACAAGATAGACTTTTAGGTCCTTCTTTAGCTGCTCAAGAATGTGATTGTGACTTCTTAACCTCTGGACAAACTGTCATTGATGGTGTAATCTTAGATGAATACAAACAAATACACGTTACAGAACCATTAGAAAAGAGAGGGGTGGATAGTTGTCTTTGGATATGGCAACCAGCAAACTATACTAGAGATTATGTACTGAGTGCTGATGTTAGTAGAGGGGATGGTTCGGATTTTTCTGCATTTCACGTTATGGATATAGAAACAATGGAACAAGTGGCAGAATACAAAGGTAAGATATCAACAAAAGATTTTGGAAACCTATGTGTAAACACAGCAACAGAATATAACAATGCTTTGTTAGTAGTAGAGAACAACAATATAGGTTGGGCTACACTACAACAATGTATTGATAGGGGTTATCAAAACTTATTTTACACAAGTAAAGATTTAAAGTATGTGGATACAGAACATCAAATGAATAATCGATATAGAAGTCAAGATCGGAATATGGTGGCTGGATTTAGTATGACAATGAAAACAAGACCATTGGTTATTGCTAAATTAGAAGAATACTTTAGAGAAAAATCAGTTATTGTTAGGTCTAACAGATTAATTGATGAGTTATTTGTATTTATATATAACAATAATAAAGCTGAGGCAATGAGTGGGTATAACGATGATTTGGTAATGAGCTTTGCTCTTACTCTTTGGGTAAGGGATACGGCATTGAGATTAAAGAATGAAGGAATAGAATTAACTAAACAAACATTAGGTGGTGTAGCATCACAGATGTTACCACAAAAACCAACCAATGAAAATGATTCTTGGACAATGGACACAGGTCCAAATGGCGAAAAAGAATCATTAGATTGGTTATTAAACTAAGAGGCAAATTATGGCAGAGCAAGATTTATTTTCAAGACTAAAACGATTGTTTTCAACAAATACAATTGTTAGAAATATAGGTGGCAGAAAGCTAAAAATAGTTGATACGGGACAATTACAGTCAAATGTTCAAACTAATTTGGTTGATAGATATACTAAGTTGTATTCTAATCTACAAAATGGTGGATACAATGACCAACTATATCAACAGCAGTTAAGGTTGGGATTATTTAGAGACTACGAATCAATGGATTCGGATTCTATAGTTTCTTCTGCTTTAGATATTTATTCAGATGAATCTACTATGAAAAATGAGTATGGTAAGGTGTTAGATATAACAACAGATAATGCACAAATTCATGATGTGCTACATAATTTATTTTATGATATTCTAAACATAGAATTTAATTTATGGCCTTGGATTCGTAATATGACCAAATATGGTGATTTCTTTTTACAATTAGAAGTTACTGAAAAATATGGTGTTACAAATGTAACTCCTATGTCTGCTTATGATGTTGCTAGGTTAGAGGGACATGATGAAGATAACCCACAATTGGTTCAATTTATGTTAACTCCACAAGGAGATAGTAACAGACACACAGGCAAAACTAGAGAAACACAAACATTTGAGAACTATGAGGTAGCTCACTTCAGACTTCTATCAGATTCTAACTATGTTCCTTATGGTAAGTCTATGTTAGAGGGTGGTAGGAAAGTTTGGAAACAGGTTACTCTGATGGAAGATGCTATGTTGATTCATAGGATTATGAGAGCTCCTGAAAAGAGAGTATTTAAGTTGGACATTGGAAATATTCCACCAGCAGAAGTTGATAACTACATGCAACAGGTAATCAATAAGATGAAGAAGGCTCCTGTTATTGATGAAAAGACAGGTGACTATAACCTTAGATATAACATACAGAACTTAACAGAAGATTTCTTCTTACCGGTTCGTGGTGGTGATAGTGGAACATCTATTGAATCTTTAAGTGGTTTAAGTTATGATGCTGTTGATGATATTGAATATCTAAAGAACAGATTACTTGCATCTTTAAGAGTTCCAAAGGCTTTCTTAGGATATGAAGAGGGATTAGGTTCTAAAGCTACATTGGCTGCTGAGGATGTTAGGTTTGCTAGAACTATTGAAAGAATACAAAGAATCGTTGTTAGTGAATTAACAAAGATTGCTGTTATTCATCTATACTCACAAGGGTTTAGAGACCAAGAGCTCGTAAATTTTGATTTAGGTTTAACAAATCCATCTACAATATACGAACAGGAAAAGATTGAGTTGTGGAATAATAAAACATCACTTGCATCATCTATGTTGCAGGATGGATTAGTATCTACGGAGTGGATATACAAAAATATATTTAAGTTTACAGATGAACAAATCAAAGAAACCGATGAACAGATTACATTTGATTATAAAACTAAGTTTAGACGTAACCAAATAGAAAGCGAAGGTAACGATCCTGCTAAAAGCGGTGAGTCACAAGGAACACCATCGGATATGGCTATGGGTAGAACTGGTCATGAGTTAGATAACAATGGTGGTTCAGAAGAAGGTGGTCAGCCAGGCGCTGGTCGTCCTAAAGAAGCTAATAAATATGGTAAGGATAGTGGTGCTAGAGGAAGAGATCCGTTAGGTGCGCATGATAAAAAGATGGCTTATGGTGGAGTTGCTACAAAACATTATGAGAATTTATTTAAACACTTAGGTAAGAATGGAAAAGAACTACTCTCAGAGGCTAATGAGTTAGAAGATGAATATAAATCGGAAGTATCTTCCATTAATAATGAGAAAAAGTAGGTAATCATATATTTATATATGAAGAATTATATAAATGATTGGAGTTTAATATGAGTTCAAAGACAAAGCATTCAAAAATCCGTAACACAGGTATATTATTTGAGTTACTAACCCGCCAGATTACGGTAGATGTGTTAAATAATGATAAGAACGGTTCTGCTGCTAACATACTGAAGAACTTCTTTAATAAAAACACAGAATTAGGTAAAGAGTATGAACTATACAGAGTATTAACTGTAGAGAACTACAAATCAGAAACAAAGGCTAATCATTTAGTGGATGCAGTTTTAAATGCTCGCATCAAGCTAAACGAAAGCTCTTTAAAAAGAGAAAAATATAATCTAATTAAAGAGGTTCGTTCTAAATACGATATAAATGATTTTTTTATGGCTAGAATATCAAACTATAAAGTAAGTGCTTCAATTTTTAAACTATTTTCTGTAAACGAAGATACAAATCCTAAAGCAGAAACAGAAAGTCGCTTTACAATCGTAGAAAACATAACAAGAAAAAAGATTTCTGATAAAAAGAAAGAGAATGTTATGGTTGAGGGGTATAGGAAGCAAGAAAAAGATCTAAGATTGCTTGCTT